CCTGGAGTTGCGCGAAGGACGGCGCCACGCACGCCACGAGGGCGATGAGCGCGAGCGCGAGCGAACGAAGTCGGTAGGTCATCGGTCTCCTTACGGCTGCAACTCGAAACAGCGGTTCAGCCATCCATCCAGAAAGTCCAGTTGCGTCGGCCGCAGCGCCACGAGCCGCGCGAGGTAGCGCACCCGCTCCTGCCACACCCGCCGCGTGATGTCGGCCACGTCGCGCCGCGCTAGTACGCCTCGCGTCATAGGCCCGAGCACACCGTCCTGTGTCACGCCGAGCACGCGCTGGAGCGCCCGCGTGGCCGTCGCCGGCCCGCTGTGGACGCCGAAGTCCACAAGGTGCGTGCGAAGCGGTTCGGGCACGTCCAGAAAGCCGGGCTGCTCCACGTACTGCGTCAGGTAGATGTCCCGCGCCTCGGACACGTCGAGCGCCCTCACTTCCGCCGTCGTCACGGTCCGGCCGCGCCACCGCGACAGCGTGCCTTTCGTGATGCCGAACTTCGTCGCGCCGGCACGGTCGCTCGGATGGTCCACGAAGCCGCCCTCGCGGACGATCACCTCGTCGATCAGTTCGTCAACCGTCACCGCTTTTCACCTCGCGCCAAGTCCACATCCAGACGGTTCTTGATGTCGTCGAGTTGCCGGTAGATGTTCCGCAGTTCCAGCGCCAGCGTGTCCTGCCGCGAGTAGTCGCGCTCGATGGCCTCAACCTTGGCCCGCATCGTCTCCAACCGCTCAGACTGGATGACCTGCGCCCCGTACACCGTGGACGCCGCGACGATGAGCGTGATGACGGTCGGGGGCTGCACCCACTGCCGCCAGTAGCCCTCCGGTTCCTCGGTGCGATCCAGCGCCGCGATCATCGGGGCACGTCCTTTCCGGGGGGTTCCGCCTTCACGAGCGCCCGCGTGGCCCAGTCGAACTGGAAGCCGGGATGCGCCGCGACGATGGCCGCTTCGAGCTTCGCGCGCTGCTCGCTGAACGCGATCTGCTGAAGCTGGATCTCCAGTTCCAACGCGCGGAGCTTCGCCAGGTGCGCGTCAACCTGCGCGACGTGGAGCGCGGACAGGGCCGGCGGTTCCGGGGGCGGCGTGGGGGCGGGCGTCTGCGACAGCAGCAGGCCGGCAAGCATCAGGTCAATCATCAAAGACTCCAGCGAGGCATTACGAGCACCCCGTGATGATGCCGAACGAGACCGTGAGCGTGGTCGATGGCGCACAGGTGCCAGAGTAGGCGGTCACGCCGTTGACTACGAGGTCTGAGCCGAGTTCCAGCGACACGACAGAGCCGGAGAGGAACGTTGTATCCACGGAGGACAGCACGACGTTGCCAAGCCCGCCGCCGCCAGTGGCCTGCAATCGAATCTCGCCCTCTGTGTTGGCAAGCACGAGATGCCGGGCGCCCGACAGCGAAAGCCCGTAGATGGACGTATCAGCATCGCCCCACGAGACAGCCTTGCCGGGGTCGAAGATGGTCGCAGACGCCGCGAAGACAAAGCCCGCGGTCTCCGTGAGGGACCAATTCCCGGTGCTCGCGACGTCGCCGCCATCGAGCAGTAGGTCACCCTTCAGGAAGACGTTCCCCGTGGTGCCGTCCAGTTCGATCTTGACGTCGGTTCCGTCGCTCAGCTTGACGCTGCTGGCGGTCGCGATGATGTTGGCCTGCGCCGGGTCACCCGCCGCAAAACCGAACGTGTCGGTGACGATGCCATAGCGGCCGTTCAGGTTACCGATACTCGCGCGGTGCGAGAGGCCGCTGACGCCATCCGCCGTCCGCACAAGGAAGTCAATCGACGGGCCTTCAATGGTCGCCGACTGCAAGCCGCGAACAGCGAATTGGTCAATCATCCCGCTGCCAATCTTGCCGGTGTCGATAATGCCGTCGCCCGCCGTCCAGGCGTTCTGGCCCGAGCCATCGACGTCGCGGTCCACGGTGTAGCAATAGTCGCCGAAGGTCGCATCCACGGTGGGTGTCGTGGTGCTCGTGACCATGAACCACTCAAACTGTCCGTTCTTCTCCATCAGGAGCTTGCTGCCCCATTCGACGGTTGCCACGAACAGAAGAAACGAAGCGTTCTGGACACAGAACGAGATGTTGCCGGCCGTGCCGGTGCCGATGTCGCGCGTCAGGATGTTGGACGGCGTGACCGTGAACCGCCCGCCCATCGTCGTGATGCGCTGCTGCGCGACGATCGTCTCGATGAGCAGTTCGCCCGCGTGGACGCTCCGCGCCTTCCGCGAGGACGACCCGAGGTCGCTGGTGTAGTTCGTGAACGGCAGCAGATGCTCGCGAAACTCGAACCGGCCCGTGTCGGAGAACGTGAAGCGGTCGGTGTTCGTGCTGCTGATACGCGAGGTCAGGTGTAGCTTCCAGCCGGTGCCGTCGCCGAAGTAGATGCGGCCCGCGTCCGGGGACGAGAAGCCCGCGCCGAAGATCATGCGCCCGCCCGCGCTGGCCGTCAGGCCCGTGGTGGCCGTGGGGCTGATGATGCCTGCTACGTTGAGGTCACCCGTCAGGCCCGCCGAGAACGTCCACGCCTGCGTGATGGTCTCCGCGATGTCGTCGCGCGTGAAGGGCGCCGGGATGTCGGAGGCCGCGAGGAGCCGCGAACGGATGTTGCCGCCGTCGGGCGCGTCGCCGAGCAGCACGTAGGCGCCGCCGGTCGTCGCGAGGTCGTCGAGGCGCAGCGTCGTGCCAACCGGGCGCAACTTCGTGCCACCGAACGACGCGCGGTCAGCCGAGGCCGTCTGCGCCGCCGCCGCGCCCGCGAGCGCGAGCAGGACGAACAGTGCGTAGATGAGCAGCACCGCGGCGTCAAGGGCGAGGTCCAACAGGCGAGCAGGCATCAGTCGCGCTCCAAGGTGCATTGCCCCACAACACCCTCACACGGCGTGCCTGCGCTGACCATCCGATACTGTAGCAAACACAGGCCGGGCGTGAGCGGCATGGAGAAGGACGCCGTGCCGCCGACGAAGCTCGTCGAGGACGTGCCGGTGACGGTGGCGAGGGTCACGCTGTTGGTCGCATCCCACAGGCGCACTTCGATGGTGGTCGCCGGGCTGGTCGTCTCGTGGCAGCGCCGGAAGGCGCGGAGCGTCCACGTTCCCGCCAAGCCCGGCCCGCCGAGGTTGACCGGCACCGCGTTGGGCGCGTCCGTCCACGTCGTGGGGTTGTCGCTGTAGTAGTTGTCGCCGCCGAGCGGAATCCGAATCGGGGCCACCGATGCACCAGACCCGCCCGAGCTGCCTGACGTGCCGGCCACCGAGATGCCGCCAGACGCCGAGGACGCCGAGCCTTTGAAGAAGTCGAACCAGTTGCGCCGCAGCGTGTCGCCCTCGACCGCCGTGACACTGTAGACCACGTTGTCGTCGTCGAACGCCGTGGCCCGCACGGACTGAATCAGGTAGTCGCCGCTGATGCCGTCGTCGGGGAACGAGAGGTTGCACTGCAAGAGCGGGTAGACGCCCTTGACACGCGTGCGGAACGTGACCACCTTCGGCTGCGAGAAGCGGCGCGCGAGCTCGGCGTCGCCCCAGTTCTTGGCCTGCTCGAGGTCGGTCTGCTCGGACGCCTCGACGATGGCATCCACGAGCGAGGCCGTGACCCACGTCCCGTCTGCGGCCTGTACGCTGCTGTCCCACACGCGCATCCACGCGGGAAACTCCACCGGGTAGGAGACAGAGATGACGTGGCCGTTCGTGCCGCCGCTTGAGCGCACGATGGCCTTGAGGTCGCTGTCGTACGTCCACGTCCCGCCACCGATGGCGAGGTCGGTGCCGTTCTCCGTGACGACAGTCGGGGCCTCCAGTGGCTCGACGTTCAGCAGGAAGGTGGTCTGCGTGCCGTTGAGCGTGCGGCCCTCCGAGTGCGTGACCGTGCCCGTGCCGCCCGTGCGGAGAAACAGCCGGTTCGCCCGCAGCACCCGCGACTGACGCACGCGGACCTCCTCGACGTTGGACTCGTCGAAGGCTGGGCCGGTCAGGTCGCCGGGGGCGAGGAAGGCGAACTCCAGATCCCCGTTGATGCGCCACGGGTACCCGCTGAGCGTCGTCAACTGGTTGAAGATGGCATCGAGCGGCTGGTGGTCGAACTCTAGCGCCGGCAGCGTCGGCCCACCCGAGGTCGCCCCGATGTTCGTGATGCCCTTCGGCGCCAGGTACGCCGTGTGGAGGTCGTCCACGGTCACGAGCACGTCCTGCGACGGGATGGTGAGCCGGCCGATGACGATGCGGCCGGGGATGGCCTCGTAGCCCTTGGCCGTGACGAATGTCTCGGTCAGGACGGGCGTGCCGCTTTCGGCGTAGACCGTCGTGCGGTCGATTTCCTCGACCTCGCCGCCGGCCAGCAGGCCACTCGCGTCCTCGACGTAGACCGACTGCCCCATCGCCGCCGTGATGGCGCTGGCGCCGGGCGTGTCGCGGTCGGCGAGCGTGGCCGTGGTGACCTCGACGCCGAAGTGCTTGTCCACCACGAGCGTGCCGCCCACACGGAAATTCGCGCGGCGGTCGCTGCCGTTGACCTCGAAGGTGAGGGCCACTAGCGGCCACTCCCGGCGTAGACGTTCACGAGGCCCGGCAGGTCTTCAGCAACAGCACGCGAGATGACTTCGCGGCCGAGGTGCGTGTTGATGATCTGCGTGATGCCGCCACCCATACGGGGCGAGGACGACACGCCCATCCGCGCCTGCGCCTGAAGGCTCGCGTACTGCCCCTCGGTCAAGACCGCTTCCCGCCCGTGCAGCGCCACGATGGACTCGCGGCCGAAGTCGCGCACGCCGTTCGTGCCACCCGCGAAGCCGGGGTACTCGCCACCGCCACCGCCGGGCGTGGGGTCGTTGCCGGGGTCGCCCGGCGTGCCCGGAGTGCCGGGCGTCGGGATGACGATGCCCGAGGCCGTCGCCATCCGCGCGATGAACTCGTCCAGCTTCCCAATCAGCTTGTCGAGCGCTGAGAGGATGCGGTCGGCCGAGCTGTCGAACTTCGGGCCGATGATGCCGGCCTGACGCGCGAAGTCCAGCAGGGCGCGGGTCTGATCGTCGAGCTGCGCTTCGAGTTCCGGGTTGTCCCGAATCAGCTTATCGATGCTCTGAAGGTACGGCTGGAACAACCGCGCCGCGTCGATTCCGCCCTGCCCGAGGTCTTCGAGCGCCTTGTAGGCTGCGCCGATGCCGTTGGCGAGTTCGCCGAACAACTCCGGGGACAGGAGGCCGGTGTTCGCAAAGCCCGTGAGCGCCTGCCCGAGGCCCGCGCCGAGCTGCGCCGCCGGCCCGGTCTGCGCCCCGCTCACGATGGACTGGAGCGACTGCAACGACGCGAAGCCCGCGCCCGGCGTGATGCCGCGCGACGCGAACAGGGACTCCAGCACGCTGATGCTGCCGCCGAGCCGGGACAGCACATCGATGGCGTTCTCGCCCTGCTCCAGCGCCTCCGTGAAGGCGACGTACAGGCCCGATGCCGCGCCCTGCGCCGCCACCGCGAAGTCATCGAGCGCCGCCTCGCCGTAGGCTTCCAGCGCCGCGACGGCCCGAATCAGCCCGTTCTCGGCCTGCTGCCGCTGGCCGGCCGCGAAGGCGAGCACGTCCTCCGCGCCAGGATCGCCGGGGCGCATGTTGCGAATCTGCGCGATCTGCTGCGATGAGAGCACGCCCTGCACGCGGGCGACCTCGTTGAGGCCCTTCACGAGCGTGTCCGCGCGCTTCTTCTGTTCGGCCAGCGCCGCGTTCAGGTCGTTGACGGCGCGGGTGAACGTCGCCGGGCTGCTGCTGTTGAACGACTGGAGGAAGTAGTCGTAGCTGTAGCCGGCCCGCTCGACCGCCGCGCGGAAGTCGTCTACCGTCCCGAACGCTGCGATGGTCTGCTGGCGCATCTGCTCGACGGCCTGCATCTGCGCCTTGCGGTTCTGGTTCGCCGCGAACAGGCCAGAGAGACCGCCCGTCACCGCGCCCACGCCGGCCCCGACACCGCCCCCGGCCAGCCCGCCCGAGACCGCGCCGCCCGCCGCGCCCGCGACGAAGCCGCCTGCCCTGTTGGTGAACAGCGACCCCAGCGCGAGGCCAGTCGTCAGGCCCGCCACGCCGCCGGCCACCGCACGGCCGCCCGTGCTCAAGCCACCCTTGCCGTCACCGAGGCCCTTGAACTGCTCTGACAGCGACTCCACTAACTGAAACGCCGCATCGCTCGCGGCCATGACCGTCCCGAGCGACCGTGACACGTTGTCGAGCGAAGGCCCGACAATCTGCGCCAGCGTGCCGAATGCCTGCGACACACCGCGCACAGACGCGCGCCAGTCGTTCGTCGCCTGCGTCACCTTCACCACGCCCGGCGTGATGGTCGGCGCCAGCCCCGCCATGGACAGCGGGTTCGTGCTGTTGATGGTGCCGCCGAAGCCGGCGAAGCTGCCCGTCGTGCGCTGCGCGGTCGCTTCCGCCGCGCGGGCCGCCGCGCTGATGTTGCCCTGCACGTAGAGGGGGTTGAGCCCTTCGATGCGCCGGGACGCAATCGGCAGCGAGTTGAGCGCCCGGACGATGTTCTCCGTCTCGACGCCGGTCTCCCGCGCGATGTCACGCGCGGCCATCAACTGCTTGGCAAAGCCCTCGATGCTGCTCGTCGGGATGGCCTGTACGCCGAGCGCGCGAATGTGTTTCCCGAGCGCCTCCGCGTCCGCGATGACCTTGCGGCCCGTGATGCGGTCGAGTTCTTCGCGGAGCTTCTTCGCGGCCTCCGCGGCTCGCTTGAGCGCGTCAGGGTCCGGCGTCGGGGCCTCGGGTGGGGCCGAAGGGCGCCCTCCGACGCTGTTGCTTCGCGTCAGCGGGAACATGGACGGCGTGAACTGTGACGTGTTTCCGATGAGCGGGGCCACGCCCTGCGCCAGATAGCCGGCGAACGCGGTCGGGGCCATCCCGAGCGATGCCGCCGAGCGCAGATACCACGGGGACTCGCGCTCGACCTGCTCGGCCTTCTGGGTCGCCCACTGCCCCGCGCTCGACAGCGTGCGGGCCACGACATCGCTGAAGTTGCCGGGGGCGTTGCGGATGCGGTCGAGTGCGTCGGCCACCTTGCCAAGCTGACCCGCGAGCGTGACCGAACGGTCGCCCGCCGAGATTGCCTGCGTGGCGATGCTGGCAAGGCCCACGGCAATGCGCTCGCTCTGCTCAGCGACGGTCAACTGAACCTCGCCGAGTTCCGCCGCCTTCGCCCGCGCCGCTTCCATCGCGGCCGTCGCAAACGCCCGCTTCTTCTGCTCCTCAGAGAGCTTGTCGGCCGACGTGCCGACGCTCTTCGCGTACGCCTCAGTGGCGGCCGTCAGGTCCACCTTGATGCCGAGGTTGTCCAGAATCTGCGGGGACATCCGCGACAGCGCCGTGGTCAGGTCATCGACGCTCTTGGCCGCGTCCTGCCCCATCGCTCGCCCGAGCACCGTGGCGACGCTCGCCACTTCCTCGAACTTGATGCCCATCGCATCGAGGCCGAGCAGCGAGCCCTTGTTCGCGGCCTGCATCAGGTCCGCGTCGGACACCAGCCCGCGCGTCGCCGTGCGGAGCTTCAGGATGGAGGCTTCCGCGTTCGCGCTGCCGCCCTGGAGGCGGTCGAAGGACTGCGCGAGCGGCGTCAGGCGGGCCGCGTCGGAGGCGAGGTCTTTGACGATGCCGGAGAACGTCGCCAGCGCCCCAAGACCGAGCCCCGCACCCACGCCGAGGCCGAGGCCCCCGAGGATGCCGCCAAGCCCGCCACGAGCCGCGCCGCTGCCGCCGATGCTGTTGAGGGCCGCGCCCGCGCTCGTGGCCGACGCCCGCACGCTATCCAGTTCGCGCCGGAGCGCCTGAATCGCGGCCGGGGCGACGGTGCCCATGCGCTCGTACTTCTGGAGCACGTCGGACACCGTGCGGTCGGCCCGCTTCCACTCCGCATCCGTCAGCCGTACCGCGCCGCCGACCTTCTGGATGCTCGCCGCCAGTCGCAGCGCCGTGCCTTCGGTCTTGGTGCCGTCGAACGACGAGCCCATCGCCTTGAGCGACCGACTCGTCTCCTCGGTCACCCGGCGCGTGGAGGCGATCTTCGCCGCAGCACGGTCCAGCCCCGCTTCAAGCGGTCGGGTATCTGCGGTGAAGGTTGCCTGAATCGCCATCGGTTAGCGTCTCGTCCTTGCCTGGGCCTGTGCTTCGTTCGCCTTGTCTTCCGCCGCCGCGTCGTCCTTCCGAATGGTCACGATCGTGGTGACGTACCAGCGGATCGGCCAGCGCGCGACGAGGTGGGGCGGCGTGTACGTGCGGAGGCCGACTCCGGCGATTTGCTCGCGCCAGGACTCGACGGTTCGGCCGCCGCTTTTCCCGCAGGCGCTCCCGCGAACAGGCCCACGATTTCGTCGAGCAAGGGCTGCTGGTGCTGGCCCACCGCGGCGTCGATTTCCTGCGCGATTTCCCGGCGCAGCGACTTCAGCGCGTCGCGCGTCACGGGCATGGGCGGCGCGTCATCGGGCGCTCCCGGTGGCCGCAGATCCCACTCGTCCAGCCACAGCAGCACCACGTCCCGGTTCAACTCGCGAGCCGCAGCGCGGTGCTCGCGCGTCATCTCCCGCACGCGGTAGACCGGCTGCGTGCGCGAGGGCGTCCAGTCCTCCGGCGTCTCGGCCGGGGTCGCATCGCGCCAGCCCATGCCGGCCAGCTCGATGAGGATGTCGTTGAGGACGAAGTAGCTCTCCGTGTCCAGTTCGGCGCGGAGGGAGATGGTGTACCCGGATGGCAGCACGACCGGCACGGTATCGGTCGGGTCAGCCCACGCGGCTGGGCGGCTCGTGGACATAGGGGAGACTCTTGCCTTTCTGCACGCCTACGACGGGCGTAGACGCAGGACGACGGTTACAGCATGGGCAGCCGTGGCCCCGGATTCTTGGTGAGCCGGGACAGCCACGACGGCCAGACGATCGTCACGCGGCCATCGGCGAGAAACCCCGACTGCACGCGATAGATCCAGAACTTCCCGAAGTACAGCAGCACCACATGCGACACCGACCCGTACTGGAGCATGGGGTCCGTGGTGCCGGGCAGGATCGTGAACGCCAGGGTGTTGCCCGAAAGCGTCCACGACCACAGCCCCGCCGCAAGACGGCCACGCACGTACAGCCCCCCTCCGATGCCGGAGGTGCCGCACTCGCCGCGGATCGTCACCCCGCGCCCGCCGTCTCGACGAAAGGCCACGACCTAGCTCGTGGTGAACGAGATGTTGCCGGCGGCGCGGATCTCGACCTGCGCCGAGATGGGCGTGCCGACGGCCACCGTGATGCCGCCCGACATGTACATGTCGCCGTCCCAGTACGTGGTCGTCTCGTTGGTCTTGTCCGGGTAGATGCGGAGCGTCTTCTCGCCGCCGGCCCGCAGTGTCGTGAAGACGTCGAGGTCGTCGGTGTCCACCATGATTTCCCCGCTGCCGGAGAAGTCGCGCTTGCCCTCGGCATAGACGAGGTTCGTGTCGCCCATGCACGTCGCGTCCGAGTAGCTGCGCGGCTCGTTGATGGTGAACGAGCGGAAGCACGCCAGTGCCTCATACGTCGTGCCCGTGGTGTTGATGTCGATGGCGCCGTAGTCGCCCTGCATGCGAGCCATAGTCTTGCGTCTCCTTCGCGCCTAGCCTTGCTGCGCGACGACTTCCAATTGTCCAATCACCGCCAGCAGGCGGGCATCACCGTCCACGTATGCGCGCTCGACGGTATCCACGAACGCGCTGCGGGTGACCGTCCACCCGGAGGCGGTCCACTTCTCGCGGTGCATCAGCACTTCCACGCGGGCTGCGGCATTGCGTACCGCTACGGCCTGCGTCTGCGTGCCCTCGACCGCAATCAGGTAGGCGAACCGTCGCACCACCGTCTCGCAGTCCACCGTCTCGCCATCGAGCGGCGCCCGTTGCAGGGCGACGATGATGACCGGCCGAGGCGCTTCGTTCGGGGGCGGGGCCGTGTCCAGCCACACGCCACCAGGCGCCAGCGCGGTCAACGTCACATCGCCCAAGAGGCGGTCCACGAGCGGCTTCGTGATGGTCGTCACGCCTGCCTCAGCACACCGCCGCGCGTCGCCACGCGGGTCACCACCTCGCCCAACTGCGACACCATCCGCTCGCGCAACTCCTGCGCCTCGGGAATCCAGACCGCGTTGCCCTTCACGACCTTGCCCGAGACGTGCGTGTAGCCCTTCTCGTACAGGTGCGAGTGATTCGCGATGTTCCGCGTGCGCCACACGAGCGGACTCTCCTGAATCAGCGTGTTGTGCCGCCGGAGGTTGCCGCCGGGGCCATACCGCCGCGAGCCCGGCCCGTCCTTGACGGGGAACTTCGCCATCATCAGCGCGTGGTGTACCTTCGCTGCGCCGCCCACAATCGGCGCGGCCTCGGCCTTCACAGCCTCCGGCAGCGACCGCAGTAGCAGCGCCAGTTCCTCGACCCCACTCCACGTCACGCCGGCACTCATGAGGCGTCCCGCTCCTCGCAGGCCACCGCCAGATACCGGCGCATGGGGCCACCAAGGACGTGACGCCCGCGGATCTCCAGCGTCCGATCCGTCGAACCGTCGTGCCACACCAACTGATCGCCCAACTGCACCGAGTCCCACTCGCGCATCAGCACGACGTGGGTCGCAATCGGCGTCACCTGTGACCCGAACAGCCGCTCCATGCGCTCGCCAGTCGGGCTCTCCACCGCGGCCGGCATCCGCGCCGGGGTCACCGTCGTAAAGGACACCACCGCCGCGCCGCCGCTGTTGGTCGTCGTGCGCCGCTTCAGCGTCACCCGGTCGCGCATCTTTCCGAGGGTCACGCGACCCCCGTGCGGATGCGGTACGGCATCAGGAGCGCCTCGACGCCCGTAGGCACCACGGCCGGCTCCCGGTGCTCGTACCAGTGCGCGACGAGCACCTGAATGGCCTGCCGGATGGCGTAGGGCAGTGCATTCGCCGACCACCCGCACGTATACCGGACCACCACCGTATCGACGTCCCGCAGCGACGTCGGCCAGAACTGCCCGTCACGCAACACCAGCCGCGGCGGCACACTGGCCGAGTCGAGCTGGTACGTCGTGTCCGTGATGCTCGTCGGCACGTCGCGGTCGTTGTACGTCGTGACCGTGCTGATGGCATTCACCGGCTCGGGCAGGATGACCACCGCGCCGGGCGTCCCGTCGTAGCTCGCCTCGCGCGTCTGCGTCAGCACCGCCCGCCCGAGGTACGCTTCGACCCACGCCTGCGCGGCCAGCTCAATCGCCGACAGCATCGTGTCGTCGTCGGTGAGCCCTTGCGCCACATGCGCCCGCAGCGTTGCCACGGCCACCGCGGCGCCGGACGGCGCGGTCTGCACCGACACCTTCGCCGGGTAGCGGGCCGCGTAGCGCAGCGCGTCGGCCAAGCTCACGCGCGGGCCCTTCCCTTGTGTTCGCGCTTCTGCGCCGGCTCGGGGGCGGGGGCGACCTCCACGGCCACCCCCGCCCCAACCCAGTGCGCGCCGAGGACAGGCGACACGTCGTAGGTCTGCCCCACGCGGAGCGGTCGCTCCACGCCGGCATCCTGTATCGCCTTGTTCTCGTACATGCGGATCAACATGGCCGTGGCTAGTTGAGGTCCGCGCCCGCCTCGGGCAGACGCGCGGCCTTTTCGAGGACCGCCGTCGCGCCGAGCAGCACCGAGGCCGTCCCGGTCTCGGTCACCTTCAGGTGGATATACCGCTTGTTGCCGAGGTAGCCAAAGGCCACCGTCTTGTCGGCGTCCGTGGTGTCGTCCACGTCCGTCGCCAGGCCGATGCGCTCCGAGGCGCCCACGCTCGTGCCGTCCGTACCGCTGGCGAGGTCGCCGTGGTACAGGTCCAGCGTGAACTTGTGGGTGGCGCTCGCCGTGGTCACGGTGCCGACCTGCGCCGTGATGGTGGCCGCGTCGTACCCGCGCACGTCGATCACTTCGCCGGTACGGTCGCCAGTCGTGGCCGCGTACCCGAGCGCGTTGATGATCTTCTTGCTGTTGATGCCGTCTCGCATGGTGTCTGCTCTCCGTCTGGCCTAGGCGCTAGGCGATTAGGCGAACTTCAGGAACTTGATGGCCTCGAAGTCGATGACGTCGCCGCCGACGCGCTTGACCGCGTAGAACAGCACGTAGGGCTTCGAGGTGTACGGGTCACGCAGCACGCGGATGCCGAGGCGATCCACGATCTGGTAGCCCGCGCTGAAGTTGCCGAAGGCCACCGCGAGCGCGTCGGCCGTGCTGTACGCCGGCATGTCGTCGGCCAGCGTCACCGGGTAGCCCAGCAGCGTGTTCGGGACGCCCGCCTGGAACGACGGCACGAAGACGAACTTGCCGGCCGAGGAGGCGTCGGTGAGCTGACGGGCCTTGGTCTGCGTGATGCGGCTCATGACGAACCGCGCACCCGGCAGGAAGTGCGGCTTCATCGCGCCGATGAGGTCGAGCAGCTTGTCGATGCCGTTCGGGTCCGTGCCGAAGCCACCGCTGGCGCCCGTCGCGACGTGCTGGAGCGTGCCCCACGCGCGAGCGTCGTCGGCCGTGGTCGCCGTGGTGTAGGTCGTGAAGCCGCGCGGCTTGCCGGCACCGTCGCCCGTCACGAAGGAGGTCTCCTCGGTACGGGTGAACTTGCTGGCGATCTTGCCCTCCAGCCACGCGCCGACGTCCACGCCGGCATCGTCGAGCAGCTTCTGCGTGGCGCTCGGCAT